ATAAAAAAAATTATAAATTAAAATTCGTTTTGAAAAATAATGAATTTTATCTTTATTATAATTTGAATATTATCGCCGGATTTGATAATATTCTTGAAAAAATAAAAGAAATTATTCAATTAATAATGAGTTCAAATCAATCTTCTTAATCTCATTTCTATTATCTCTAAATACTTTTGTTATATAATTATATGCGTCTTCTATTTGATTAAATGTAACTCCACCTGTAATTAAAACACTTCCACTTTCAAATATAGCAATTGTAATTTTTTTACAATTCTTTTCACCATTTCCACTACCTTTTCCAAAACAATTATCACAACAATTACAAATACCATCCTGATAACTTTTATTCAAATTCCAGAAAAATTCTAATTTAACTCCATGATATTTTCCAGGCTCGAAACTACACTTATTATTATAAATATCACTCATTAAAATTTTATGAAGAACCTTTCTCCTTATCACAAATTTATTTGTCAATTCTTTATCAGTAAAAGTTTTGAAATCAGTATTAATCATACGAATATGAAAATTATTAAATCCTATTTTTTTTTCAAATTCTTCTGTTGTAGTAATTTCCTTATCAATTTTATAAATCTTCTTAATCTCTTCTACAACGTCTTCCACGATTTTATTAACATCATCCTTATCTTTCACACCAGTAATTTGAATATTACCATTTTTGAAAATCTTCAAATTTGGGAAATTATTTGCTTTATATAAGAAGGTTACTTGATTGTCAAATGATGTTTTCTTAACTTCCGTCGGCTTAACTTTCCGTTGCTTCTTTGGATAAACACCTCTTTTATTCTCCCCTTCCGGATATTTAGGATAATATATCCAGATAAATTTACTTTTTTCACTAATATCAAATTTCTCATATAACAAACGTAGATTAATCGTAACTCCTAAATCTACATTACACGTTATAGTGCTAACTTTATAATTAGTGAAATAAATTTCATCCATAATTCTCAATATTGATTTTAATCCATTTCTTTAAATCATTTTTTATTGTCTGATAATTTGGATAAATATGAAGTATTAATAATCTCCGCCGTAGTATTAATAGAAATCATAGGAGGAATATTTAAAACATGTGTTTTTGTTTCATCTACATGTGCTTTTCTAAAATCATCTATATTTAAATTTCCTCCAAACATCTCCAATAAATATCTCGAAGGAGCTGGACGAATTACATTTTTAAATCCATATCTTCTTCCAAGCATTTGTATCCAACTATTAACCTCCCAAACTTTATCACTCCCACTATTAACGGAGAAATTATAAGCATTAGCACAATTAAGAGAACAAAATGAACCTAAAATATAAAAGGTATCATTAATAGTATCATAATTATAGGGCATACCGTAAATTGATTTATCAATTGAATGACAACACCAGAAACAACATGATTTATTTTTAATATTAGGATTATGTATATTATTATTATGATAATATTCATTATCGCATGAAATATTTTCGGCATCATTTGTGAAATAACATATGTTTTCATAAGGAGTTGGTTCAATTACCTTATTATGATTTCTTTCATTATTAATAATTAAATTGAGTTTCACTTGACTTATAGGCAATTGTAAAATAATATCATCTGTATCATTATCGCTATCTTTAATCATACTATCAATAATATTATTTTTAGAAGGTTTCTTAACGATTACATCATTAATAACTTTCTTACGAGGCATATTATATATATTTAAAGATAGTTCTTTAAATAATTTAAACCAGTCGTGATATTATCTATCATATTTTTATTATCATCTACAAATTTTTCTTTTTTTTCAACATTCGCGCATACATTCATATTTCTAATATCATTTCTTAAATTATTTATGATAATAGAGAAATATATGAAAATTACTATTAAAACTAAAAACAATGTTAAATCCATTATTTATAAGAAAATAAAAAAATTACGCATATTTTATACCTAATTTTCCCGAATTATATTCAAGAATATTGAAACTTTTAATATAATATCTTAATTCATAATTATATGAATATTCATCTATACCCATCTTTCTCAACTTCTCATTAACATATTCATTATCATCTTTATTAACATATACTATTAAACTCGTTGATATACATGAACCATTAAAACTCCCTGTTGGTATCCATTTTTCAGGATGTATAGCAAAAGAATATGTATAAATTCCCTGTTTAGGTATAGATGAATGATGTTGATAAGGTTGAATTAAATTGAAGAAATTAGCGTCTTTTTGTTCAATACGATTAGTTTTATTAAAATTAATTATAGCAGATGTTAAAATAGGTTTTAAACTATTTTCAATGATATCATTTGTATAATTAGCGATATTATTGAAATTTCTATAATCATCTCTTTTAATAGTCCAAATAATTTCTTTATTATGATTATTAGCACCATTTAATTCAATCGTCGTTGCTAATTCCTTACCTGCTTTAACTGCGTAAAAATTGGATATGAATATTTGTTCTATTAAAATCGTCGTAATTGGGTCAATCATCATCAAAGCTCTTTCGTCATTATCTAAAAATATATAATTAGCTTCTATAAATGCGTTTAAGAAATTAGTTTTAACGAATGTAGAAATGTCGATATAATCATTCATAAATAGACTATTATAATATCTTGGACTTACATATAAATCATAACCATCTATATAAACTTGATATAAATTCTCTACATCTTCCAATTCTAAATTGAGATATATTTCACTTGCTTGAAGTTTTAATAATAATAAAGCTAATGATGAATGTTTTGTAAAATTAAATGAAAGTGGTATTATTATTTCTCTTTCAACAATTGATTTAACATCTTTATCTTTATCTCCAACGGGATAAGAAATATCAGTGAAATAATTATTATTTATTTTTAAAATAGGAACAGGTAATGAAGGGTCATACATACTTTTAATATTACCAGTAAGATTATCATAATTATCTTTTTTATCTAATGATAATTCGTTATTAATTAATAAATATTCGCCTGTGATTGTATCAACAATAGTTGAATCAACTGAAATATAAGCCCTTTTTATTAATAATGTTCCTATATTTTTAATCCATCGAAACCTATGTTTATTACTCGAATATATTGCCGGAAGTTTAAATACGAGATATAGATGAGATAATAAATCAGCATATCTACCAATTTTACATTTATAAATAGTATCTTTCCTATTTAATAATGGTGTTATTTCAAAATCTAATCTAACACTTTCAAATGCGAAATTTGTGTGTTTTTTATACGCAAATTTATAAAAACTAATATCAGGATTAACATTAATATAAGTATCAATTTGACCTTTACAGACTAATTGTGTTAAACCACCAACCATATTATTTAATAACTATAATTATTATTTTATATAGGTTCGACAGGCATTACTTTATCAATATCAGAATTCGCCATAAGATTATAAGAAATCTTAGTTCCTTGGACATATTTAACACTATCTAAACCTTGTAATCTTATAGTTAGGTCAGATATTTTCTTATCAAAACTCTTATTATATAATTCTAAAATTTGATTATCATTTAAAGCATAATTAAAATATGACATATCAGCCATTTTAATAGGACAATCTTTTTTAATTCCATCTTCATTTGTTTGATCATTAATATCATATATTAAATCTTGTTTTGCTGATAATGCAGGATTAACAATAGATCCATTATAAGCATCTTTTATATTAGCTTTCGGGTTTATATATATATTTCCAATATTATTTTTCATAGCAGTAGAAATACCAGTTTCATTATTAATATTAAGAACATCATTATTAAATGTAGAACGATCAGAAATTAAAGTAGAATTAAAATAAATTTTACAATTAGTTCTATTTGTAAATAATTTTTCTTCATTTGATGGACTTTCTTGGAGAACGATAGTAATCATATTCCATGTTTTATTATACATATCAGTATTAATATTCTTAACCCCTAATTTATTAATATTAGTTCCATACATTTTATTTTTAACAGTATCACAAACTAAATTGACGGCAGAAGAATTAAAACTATCTGGATTATTTAAATTATTATATTCTACTACTAATTCTCTACCATTATTATTAAGTTTAACTAATGGATTTTTGACTAATATATAGGGATATGGTTGAACTGAATCACCTTTATCAGAATCACAACTTAAACGATTTTGTTTATAAGGAACAAATTGTTTAACACCTTTATAAAATAATACAATAAATGCGTCTTCCGGTTTATTTTCAATAATACCATTCGTTGATGGTTTTATATTGAAATATAACCAAAAATTATAAGAATATTCGGCACCACCATTTTGATTTACAGAAGGATTTATATTAAGATAATAAGGGTCATTTTTATTTATAGTTTCTATTTTAGCTTGACTTGATGATAAAGGATAAATTCCAGTAAAAATTTTCGTTTCTTTTTTATTAGTATTATATAATCGTATAGAACTTAAATATTCATTATCAAATATAGAATAAGCGATGAAGCCCATGATTAAAATTAAGAAAATCCCTAATATTATTTGAAGTATAAGATTTAGCATTTTTCTATCTATTTATATATATTATAATTTATAAATTGGATTTCTTATTCCATACATACCTAATCCTATTCGTGCGAGAATATTTCCAATTGGTCCCCAATAATAATCATTATAAACATCTTTTTGATTTAATTCATAATTAAATGTGGAAACTTTTGAAACTAATCCAGAAAATCCGGGTCCCTCCGTAGAATTTAATTCACCACCAATATTTAATATTCCACTTAAATTAATATTAAGTTTCGTTAATTCTTTGCGAGTATCATTCGTATCTCCTAAATATTTATCCTTCTCATTATGTGAAGTTGTGCTAACTAAATCTCCATCAACATAAGCGTATATATAATTCTTATATGAATTAGCATTACAAACGATTGCTATATGAACCCATCGTTGAAGAGGAATATAAGGAATTACAATACCAGTTTTCATAAATTCTTTTAATTTATTTTCAGTTAAATTATTATATGAAGAAACTAAATTTGTATTTGGTTTATAATCAGTAGTTGTAAAACGAATATACATTTTATTATCTTTCTTATCTAAGAATACGAAAGGAGAGGCAGATGTAGGGTCATTAACATTAGTAGATGTTTGAACATTGAAAACATTCTTATAAGCATTAGCATATTTATTCATATCATGGATATAAATCCAAAAGGTGAAACTACGTCTTTCACCATTTCCAGTAGCTTTAATATCAAAATTATATCTTCGTTTTTCGGTACATATTACGGGAATTCTTGTTTCATTGACAACTTGACGGACATTTAAGAATAATTTTGTAGTGATGAAATAATAAAGGAAATATGCTATTAATAGACATATAATAATGACTAAGAATAGACCAATATATAAACTATTTTCTGACATAAATCCACTTTTATCACTTGAAAAGCTTGAATAGGATTTGGATACATTTTCACTCGCATCACTAAACATATCTTTAAATTTATCAAGGACAGATGAACTCATTTATTATTATCTACTATTAATAAATAAATTTTCTATTTATAATTGTTGAATGGTATTTTCCTATTTGTTGAAAAGGGAAAGAGGATTTAAAGGCATTTTTATTATTCTTCTTTTGTAGCGATAAATAACTCAACATTTTAGTAAAATTCTGTTTCTCTTTCTTTTCTTTTTTATTTGGAAAATCATATATTTTTCTAATAATAGAAATGAATAAATCTAAACTAATTTCATTAGATTTATTCATAAATAAATCAAAATAACAGAAGTCAATCATGAATTTTTTATAATAATCATCTTTATCTTTCTTCTTTCCTTTACGATTATTTAATTCAATTATCAAATTTTCATGAAAATTAAGAGGAATTATCCATTGTTCTTTTAATAAAAGCTTCTTCAAATTATTTCTATTGAAATCACAATAATATATATCATTCAAATCTATAAAACTATCATTATCATTAAATCGCAAATTATTAATCATTTTAATAGCTTCATTAATATTATAATCAGTTTTACTAATTATTTTCAAAGCATCACCGAATTCTATATCTTCTTTATATTTTTTAAGAATATCATAGATTTCATATTCTCCCAATTTATTTATTTCTATAATCTTACATTTCTTCTTAATTTCACCCATTTTTTTTATAATATCATTATTAATTATGATTATAATTGGAATATTT